CGTGATTATCTTTCACAATCAATTCGTCAAAATTTTGTAGTATCATTTAATCTTCGTTCAGTATTGCATTTTATAGATTTACGTGCAAAAATGGATGCACAACTTGAAATTCAGGCATTGTGTGAGCAAATTTATCCACATCTAGAAAACTGGTCTCCGTATATTTGGAGATACTATCAGGAAAAACGACTGCATAAAGCAAAATTATCACCTTGAACTTTACTAAGATTTATTGTATTATTTTATAATAAATAAAAAATATTGGAGATATTATTTTGCCTACTTATAGATTTCAAAATACTGAAACTGGAGAAATATTTGAGAAATGGATGTTGATGGATGAAAAAGAACCATACTTAAATAAAAATCAGCATCTTAAACCACTTATTCCTACACAAATGAATGTTGGTGAAGTTGGGGAGTGGAGAAATAAATTAGTTTCAAAACATCCAGGTTGGAATACTATTTTAGACCGTGCATCAAAAGCTCCAGGGTCTCAAGTCAAAAAAATATAAATTGAGTATACTTACAAAAATGCCTCGTAAAAAATCTTTAGAATCTTCAAATTTTAATACTTTTATTGTCAAATCTAATAATAAAAAAATTTCTATTGGTAAAAATTTTTTATTAGATATTAACCCAATTACGGAAACTCAGAAAAAGTTTTATGATGCTTATGATAATAATAAGCACATAGTAGCTCATGGTGTTCCTGGTTCTGGTAAAACTTTTAGTAGTATATACAAAGCCTTACAGGAGGTTTTTGATGAAACAAGTGAAAAGGAATGTGTTTATATTGTAAGGTCATTAGTTCAAACTAGATCAATTGGTTTTATGCCTGGGTCTGAGAATGAAAAGCAGGGATACTTTGAAACTCCATATCGAAGTATGGTTAAACATATGTTTCAACTTCCAAGTGAAGCTGATTTTGATATGTTATATGATAATCTTAAATCTCAAAAAACAATTAAATTTTATAATACTTCTTTTCTTCGTGGACTAACTTTTGATGATTGTGTTCTAGTAGTTGATGAATTTTCCAATATGAACTTTCATGAACTTTCATCAATTATTACTAGAGTTGGTCAAAATTGTAGGATTATTTTTTCAGGTGATGCTGAACAATCCGATTTAATATCTACAAATGAAAAAAACGGGATTCATGATTTTATGAGAATATTGCAAATTATGCCTTCATTTGAAATACTTGAATTTGGTATTGACGATATATGTCGTTCAGGTCTTGTTAAAGAATTTATTTTAGCAAAACGAGAACTTGGCTTATGACTTTTACTTATGAGCCAATAATTGTTCCTAAACTTGAAAGAACTCATATAGGAGATAAAAGACTTTATTACAAACCTGAAAATAAAGATAAAAAATATATTTCCATTACTACGATTACTAGCTTCTATAATAGGAAAATATTTATCGATTGGAGAAAAAAAATTGGTAATGAAGAAGCTGATAAAATCACAAAAGCATCTACTGAAAGAGGAACAAATCTTCATACTTTGAATGAATGTTATTTACAAAATATTCCATTACCTAAAGTTCCTGAAATTTCTCAAAGATTATTCGACATTAATAAACCTGCTCTCGATAAAATAAATAAAATTTATGGAATTGAACTTGGGTTGTATAGTGATTATCTTGGTATTGCTGGAACTTGCGATTTGATTGCTGAATATGAAGGAGAATTATCAATTATTGATTATAAAACTTCCAAAAAACCTAAACCTGAAGATTGGTTAGAACATTATTTTGTTCAATGTTGTGCTTATGCATTTATGTTAAAAGAGCTTGTTGGTATGGAAGTTAAAAAACTAGTTATTATTATGAGTTGTGAGAATGGTGAATTGGTTGTTTATAAAAAAGAAAATCTTGAAAAATATATCAAATTACTGGTAAAATATATTAAAAATTATGTTGAAAAAAATGATTAATCAAGAAATTGTAGACAATATTATTGAAGCTAAATTTTTATCGGCAGAAAAATTTTCTTTAGAAATAGAAAAATATGCAGTCGAGAATGAATGTGATTACATTGAAGCTATTATTTCCTATTGTGAAGAAAAAGAAATTGAAATTGAGACTGTTCCGAAATTATTATTAAAACCTTTAAAAGAAAAATTAAAATTAAATGCTGAAAAATTAAACTTTTTGAAGAAAACATCTTTATCAAAGACAAAATCTTTATTATGACTCCATTTGAAACTTTTGTTTGTTTCTTATGTTTGAAGCAACATTTTACCAAACCTAGTTATGATATTTTTAAGTACAATTGGAAAACAAAAGCTTCAGTATCTTCGTATAATAAAAGAAAAGATAGATTTTTTTTCGAAAGATTATCTAGAAAAATGGATGATGATGAGATAAAAAGATTTTTTATTTCTAATTTTGCATATACAGAAAACCCAAAAGGAGTTTATATTCCTGACTTAATGCGAGATGGTGATGAAGTTTATGATAGATGGAAAAGATACAATCAAAGTTTATCTTATAATTTCAAACTAGAGTTAGAAGTTTTTGTATCGCATACAAATTTAAATGAGTTTATGCGATGTGAAAATTTTCAACATTCTATGATGCTTTTAAAGTATCTACAAAAATCAATTTCTTTAGAAACTTTAGTAATTATAGATAAAATTTTTAATTATGTTAAAATTTATGATAAACAATTGGAAGACCCAGTTTGGGAAAATTTAAGTTTAAAAATTAAAAAATATTCTCCATTTTTGCAAATAAATATTCAGAAATATATTAAATTGATGAAGGAGACTATTTGTGGGTAAATTTTTTAGTTCTGAAATTGTAAAAAAAACAATGGAAGAACTTTCAGAAATGCAACAAGAATTAATTAGGCAGGTCTTATATATTCCATATATGACCGATTTTCAAAAAAAAGACCATTTAGTTTTGATGAAGTCTTTTCTCGAAAAGCAAAAGATTTTATTGTTTAGAATGAATTTAAGTGATGATATTGAAGCAAAGGAAGTTCAAAAGGAAATTATGAAAAATGCTACTATGTTTGGTGTAACGGAAAATGCAAGTATTGAAGAGTTTTTTGAATCTTTAGAAAAAACAATTGATGGACTTGCAAAAATTTTAGAAGAGTGATATAATATTGGAGTGGCTAGGAAATCCATATCAAAAGCTAATCCGTACAGGCCATTATACATTTACATATAAAAGAGGAATAGTATGTCTTTTTCTGAATTAAAAAAGAAATCAAAAATGGGTTCTCTTACTGAGAAACTAATTAAACAAGTAGAAAAATTAAATTCTAGTTCTGGTAATGATAAAGATGATGAACGATTTTGGAAACCAACATTAAATAAAAAAACAGAAACTGGGTATGCAATTATTCGTTTTCTTCCTGCAGCGGAAGGAGCAGAAGATGAATATGTGCAAGTTTTTAGTCATGCTTTTCAAGGTCCTGGTGGTCAATGGTATATTGAAAATTGTCCAACAACTATTGGACGAAAGTGCGCTTGTTGTGAAAATAATACAAAAGATTGGTCTACTGGTGATAAACAAATTCAAAATATTGTTAGGGATAGAAAGAGGAAACTTTCATATTATGCAAATGTTTATATTATCAAAGACCCAGATTGTCCTCAAAATGAAGGGACTGTTAGAATCTTTAAATTTGGTAAAAAAATATTTGAAAAAATTGATTCAGTTCTCAGACCTAAGTTTCAAGATGATAGTCCACTGAATCCTTTTGATTTTTGGACAGGAGCAGATTTTAAAATTAAAGTTCTTAAAAAAGATGGATATTGGAACTATGATAGCTCAGAGTTTTCTACATCATCTCCACTTTTAGGAGGAGATGATGATGCCCTTAAAGAAATTTATGAAAAACTTCATGATATTAGTGAGTTTGTAAATCCTAATAATTTCAAATCTAATGATGAACTTCAAGCTCGTTTAGATAAAGTTTTAGGTAATTTACCATCTGTTTCAAAGAAAAAGAAACTTGACCCAGAAGTACAAGATGAAATGGATAGGGAATATCAAGAAATTTCTTCTAAATCATCTAAGATTTCTTCAAATATGGATGAGGATGATTCTGATGAAGATGCAGAAAATGCTTTAGATTATTTCCAAAGACTGTCTCAAATGTAAGTAGATATAAAGGACTTTACTTTGGTTGAAGTCCTTTTACAGATCACTTAATTTTGAGTTATAAGTTCTTTTTGTTTTATTGTCTATTGTTTGTGACGATTTATCATACTTCATAATATTTTTCATATCTTGAATAACTGCTCCAAGATATTCTTTTTTTAGAACTAGTATTTGTCTTTTATTTTCATTTTTTTCAACTTCATATTCATAATTTGTAACTTCTTTGATTTTTGAATATTCTACAATTCCACCATCTTGATTT